TATTATTTGTGCTACCACAGGCGGTATCAATCCCACTTGCGTACCCACTTATAGTGATTGGGGCGAGGATATAGACAATGTTCCTGCAAACACAAAGGAACTTGCACACCTTGACGGTTGGGAATGTACTCTTGGCTTTACTGCTTTGAATGTAACCCCCGAAGTAATTAAGATGTCGCTCGGTGCGGCTGATATTAACGGCACAGCAATTATTCCTCGTAAAACTCTTAAACAAGACGACTTTGCTGATATTTGGTGGGTTGGCGACCGTTCCGATGGTGGTATGTGTGCAGTATGTTTAAGAAACGCACTCTCGACAGGTGGCTTCTCTTTACAGACTACCAAAAACGGCAAGGGTCAGGTTGCAGTATCACTTAAAGGCTTTGCTTCTATTAAGGATATTGAAACCGTGCCTATGGAGTTTTATGTTGCTGAAGGCACAGAAATAGAAGAATAATTAAAATTAAATAGGAGGACTTGAAGAATGAAATTATCCGAATTAAGCACGGAAAAAGCAACCGACGTATTATGCGAGATTGCACCTTATTTTATGAATATTACAACTGATGAAGAATTGGTAAGCGAATTAAAATCCGCTATTGATTTTAAAGAAGCCAACACAATGGCTGAAAAAATTACTTTGGTAGTTGGTAAAATTTCAAAGATTTTGCCTATATTATTAAAGAAAAGAAAAACCGATTTATTTGGCATATTAGGTGCTTTAAACGAAAAGTCGGTTGAAGAAATTGCAAAGCAAAATATTATAAAAACAATGTCGCAGATTAAGGATATATCGAAAGATAAGGAGTTGCTTGATTTTTTCAAGTCCTGCACGGGTACGGAGGAGAGCGAGTAATTCGCTCTCTTATTTCTTATCCGTGCAAATTAAGCGTCAGGGCGATTTTATCGAGTTTGCCATATAAGATTAAGGCTGACCTTGAAAACGAAGTGTGGCGCAAATATACGGCTCGTTGTTTAAGATTAGTGGCCGAAAACACAGCGGGTATGGTAAGTGGAAAACTTATATCGGTTGAGTATGAAGATATAATTAACCCAAAACCCGAAGAAAAACGCTCTGCGGACGATATAATAAACGGAATAAAAAACAAAATTGATAAAATGAAATAAATTCATAAAGTAGGTGATTTTATAGGATGAATTTATTTGAATTATTTGTAAAAATTGGTGTTGACGACCAAGCAAGTAAAAATATAAGCAACATTGCTGGAAAATTAGGCAATGGACTAAAGACGGCGGCGAAAGTGGGTACTGCGGCGGTTGCTACTGTAACAGCGGCGGCTACTGCTATGACTGCGGCTTTTATTAAAGGCACATCCGAGGTTGCACAATACGGCGATAACATTGATAAAATGTCCCAAAAAATGGGTCTTTCTGCGGAAGCATACCAAGAATGGGATTTCATAATGCAACATAGCGGTACCTCTATGGAAACGCTAAAAGCAAGTATGAAAACCCTTGCAAATGCAGTTGATAGCGGAAATGATGCCTTTCAGCGTTTGGGTATTTCTCAAAATGAAATTGCCTCATTGAACCAAGAAGAATTATTTGCAAGAACTATTGAAGAATTGCAAAAAGTTGAAGATACAACCGAAAGAACATACCTTGCAGGACAGTTGCTTGGTAGAGGTGCTACTGAATTAGGTGCTTTGTTGAACACATCTGCCGAAGATACCGAAGCAATGCGAAAGCAAGTACACGAATTGGGCGGTGTTATGTCAAATGAAGCCGTAAAAGCGGCGGCGGCATATCAAGACAGTTTACAAAATATGCAGACCGCCTTTTCTGGCATTCAGCGTGGTATGTTGTCGGAGTTTTTGCCGTCTATGGTTACTGTTATGGATGGATTGGCTTTGATTTTCAGCGGTAACGACAGCGGAATTGCAAAAATTACAGAAGGCGTAAATCAGTTTGCAAACAAATTGATGGAAGCTGTGCCGAAAATTTTTGAACTTGGAGAGGGTATTCTTTCAAGCCTTTCTACTGCGATTTTGGACAATTTGCCAACATTAACTTCTACCGCAACAAGTGTAATTATAAAACTTGTTGACGGTATTGTTTCTGCGTTGCCTGTACTTGCTGAAAGTGCCATTGAAATTGTAGGAAGCTTAACGCAAGGATTGTCAGACAGTTTGCCGACAATTATAGAATCTGCGGTAGAATTGATTGGAACTTTGGCAGATGGCATTTTGAATATGCTCCCCCAAATCGTCAAGCTCGGTCTTGATTTGATTGTTTCTTTGGCTTTAGGTATAGCAAATAGTTTACCGACCTTGATACCTACACTTGTCGATACAATTTTAATGATTGTTGATACGCTAACAAGCCCTGATATGCTATCAAAAATTCTTGATGCCGCTTTGGTATTGATTATAGAACTTGCATTTGGTTTAATGGATGCAATTCCGGCTTTGGTGGATGCTACATTGACAATCATAGAAAATCTTGTTGATTTTTTGCTTGACCCCGCAAATCTCGGAAAATTAATCAATGCGGCAATTCAAATTGTCATCGCTTTGGGTGTAGGTCTTGTTAAAGCCATACCAAGATTGATAAAAAGTGCGATAAAGCTTATTGCGGATTTTGTAGAGTTCTTTTATTTTTATGATTGGGGAGAATTAGGTAAAAATATTGTTGATGGTTTGCTTGGCGGTCTTAAAAAAGCGTGGAAAAGCCTTAAAAAATGGTTTACAAATGCTTGGGACAGTCTTGTAGGCGGTGTTAAGGATTTACTTGGCATACATTCTCCGTCGAGGGTATTCGCAGGGATAGGAAAAAATATGGCTCTTGGCGTTGGTGAAGGTTGGGAAGATACTTTCGGTGATGTTCAAGATGATATTAACGGTTCAATGGATTTTGGAGAAGCTGATTATGGCATAACAACTTCAAGCACTTCAATTAGTGACTTTGGCGGTGCTTCATCTCGTTATGGCTATGGCAGTTCACAAAATGTAAGTGTAACAGTTGGCATTGACGATAGTGCAAATGCTATGGGACTTGCAAGAGCGTTGTTGCCGTTCTTGAAGATAGCAGAAAAGGAGGTATATGCGTAAATGATAGCGATTAAAATAAATGACATTGAATATACGAATATAGCCTCCGTTTCTCCGTCCCCTGTTTATGACTTTTATTATGACGTACAAACAATGGACGGAAAAAGGCACAGAGATATTAAAGGCAAACGAACGAATTATGATGTTGTATTCTACAATGCAAATTATGCTGAATACGATAGATTAAAACAGTTGCTTTTTTCTTCACAATCTGTTATACTTGAAGTACCGAATGGTGCGGAAAGTACCATAAATGGCGAATACCTTGTTATTGTCAACGGCGATAATCTTAAAGGCAAGTTGTGGAGTGGAGAATACTACAACACAGGCTTGTCAGTAACATTTGAAAAGGTGGGATATGATGCAGAATAAATACGGATATTTTAGATATGCCGATATTGCTTTTGGTGCGAAAGAAGATGCTTCATATTCCACAAACAAAGAAATACAAGAAGGCTCTGCCCTCGCACAATTAAGTGTGGGGGTAAAGCCTTATGATTTTGCTTCATTTGAGCAAGGCGAATATATTACAAGCCAACCCAAATTATTATATAAAAACCAACAAGGACTTGGTTATGTATCAAAGCAATTAAGCGATGAAAATGGTGTATTTGAAAATTCCATAAATATAATAGGGGTTTTTGACAATTATTACACAACTACAGGCATAACCATAAACAGCAGAAACATAATATTAGACCTTGAAATTGTTGCTTATCGTGATAATGAAGAAATTGCAAGAAATTCTTTCGTTGCTGAGAAAAAAGAACAATTTTATCCAATTATAATAGAATTGGCAAATAAAATCGAAATAACAATAAAAAAAATAGCCGAACCATTACGCTTTTTTGGAATTTTTGATATTGAATATGGAACTGTTAGAATATTTGAGGACAAAGATTTTCAAAATGCAAACATTGTTAATTCTTTTTCCGTTTTGGGCGACACGCTTGAATATGACACATTGGATTTAAATGTGGTTGATTTTGAAGATATAAATTACTTATTTCAAAAAAAGCAACCGATAGAATATATTGTTGATGAAAATGTAAAAGCAAAATTCTATGTAAATGAAGGAAACCAAACAAGTGAAATAATTACAAGCCTTAATTGTTATGACGAAATTTCAAATTTAGAAGATGATTTTTTAGGTGGAATTTATAATAATTATTCTGCAAAACAGTTAATCGATGACATTTTAAACGGCAAACAAATAAATTACGAAATTGATGAAAATATCAATGGCGTTTTGTTGAGTGGTTATTTACCCATAACGAGCCGTAGAAAAGCGTTACAGAGCGTTTTATTGGGAAGTAATATAAGATGTTACAAGGGCGATAAACTTTATTTTAAGCCATTTAACACAACATTAGATGATATTATACTTGATGAAAGCAATATACTTGATAAGCCACAAAAAACAAAAAAACAAGAAATTCGCTCTGTTATATTAAAAAATCACAATTATTCAAAGGGCACTGAACTTGTCGAGGCGTATCATTGGTATATTTCAACCACGCAAAATGTAACCATTACTTTTAGTGAGCCTTTGCATACTTTAAAAGCGTATGAGGTTACAGGTACTGATGAAAACGGAAATGATATTGTTTCCGAAACAGAAAGTAAAAATATTACATTCGTTAAAAGGGAAGCCAATTATTGCATAGTTTCCAACAAATCAAGCAATAAAATTGTGATAAAAGGCTTGAAATATATAGACAGTACAGTAAATTTTGAAAAGAAAAATCCATATATGTCAATAACGGGTTCTTATGGTGATATAAATATAGATACAACAATTTCAAGCAACCCACAGGAAGTTTGCAATTTGCTTTACGATTTATATTCACGCAAAAATTCAATAAACTTTATAACCTTTGAAAATTTAAAAATTGGTGGTTATTATAATATTTTGGGTGAAAATTTGAATATTAAAAGTATAAGACAATGTTTAAACGGCTTATATGAAGTGGAGGCGGTGTAATGGCTTGGACTGAATATACAGAGCCGATAGAAATTTTATATGCAAGTGATGTAAACAATATAAAAGAAAATATTGAAATAATACGAAATTTGTTGGCACAAAAAGGCTTTACCGTTGAAAGTACAAAGTCAATTCAAGTCAATGAAAACACGCAGTATATTGAGATGTTTGACATTTTGTCAAATATCGAATATAATTTAGATATAATAAGCAACAACGAAGCAAGAAGCGCTTATTATGTTGAGCCAAAAACCATAGGCGAATATGCTTCAAACAAAGAAGATATTTGGCGTTGGATACAGATATTAAATGATATGTATGATATTTTAAATGGAAATATAGGTAAATGGCAATATCTATTATGTACTAATGGCTTTCCTGTGATTGACGGAGAAAAAATTATTACAAGGGGTGATTTTGTTGAGTAATTTTACAATTAAACCTATTCAAACAACGGCAGAACGACTTGAAAAAATCGCAAATATGAAAATTGATGACATTAACATTGACGAGAGTTCCGACAACAATTCACTTCCAACATCAAAAGTTGTAAGAGAAACGATTATGGGGGAAACAGAAAAATATTTGCCTTTAGAAGCAGAAACAGAGTGGATTTTTGATGGTGGCGATGCAAGTTCGGGAATTGATATATTATATAAAATAGATGATGTTATGTCGGATACCAGCAATAATGCGGTTAAAAACAAAATCATAAAAAAATATGTAGACGATAAAGCAAAAGACACTAAAAAAAAAATAGAAAATATTGAAACCGACTTATCTTATGTGGCAGATTATGTTGTTGAAGAAGCCATATCGGGAATATGGAATTATACCAAATGGGCGAGTGGGAAAATTGAACTGTGGACAAATTCCATTCCACACACGATTAACTTTACAAACTACGGTTCAATATTTCTATCTGCGGAAAGTGGCATCTTAGTACCGATAGTGACGGACATAAAGAGTGTTAATGGCGATTCGACACACTGGCACTATGTGAATTGGGCATCTGTCACTAAAAATGGTAATAGCAACTCAAAAATAGACATGCGGTATTACGGAATTAATGAAAATGGAAATGGTGATACTATTAAATTTTCTGCTTACGTTATAGGCAGATGGAAATAAAAGGGGGTGTGAAGATATATGCAAAAGGAAATACTTAAACTATTCGCTAAGATGCGCTTCAAATTTCGTAGCGATACTTTAAAAAACTGGGAAGAAAATAACCCCGTATTACTTGAAGGCGAAGCGGGTGTTGTAACAGGACTTAACGCTGTTGGTGACGGTCTTGAAAACAAATCACAAAAAATCAAGTTTGGTGACGGAATACACGATTGGAACAGTCTTGATTGGTGGTATGGGTCGCAAGGCGAAGGTGGAACAATCCTTGTTGACCAAACCTACAATCCTGAAAGTGAAAATGCACAAAGCGGTAAAGCGGTAGCAGAGGGCATTGAGCTTGAAAAAATGAGAGCCGACACCACCTTCGCCAACACCCTGAAAGGTAGTAAAAGCGGCTCTGTAATCCCTATTGACGATATTTCGCCTATCGCTCACGAAATGTCGGTTAAGGTTAGGCGTAAGAATTTGTTTGACTTAACTTCTATATTAAATGCTTCAAATTGGGACAGCTCTTTAATCGTAGACGGCTATGGTAATTATCCTATAATAGGTTTAATTCCAAATACCGATTACACATTATCAATGAGTTCAAACAGTTGGAACGGTGTGGCTGATAACGGTTTTTATGTTTCTGTAAGTCAAGAAGCGAGCAAATGGTTGGAAAGTTATTCAATATGCCATAACAGCGGGACAAATGACTACTGCAAAAATACAGTAACAATAAAATCAAATGAAAATGGCGTAATATACTTTAATTTCTATAATGTAACCAACGAAAGGCTTTCGGCATTTTTCGAGAAATGTCCCGATATTCAACTTGAACTCGGTACAACCGCCACCGCTTATACACCGTACATACCCGATTTAACGGCAGTTAAGGTTAATAAATTAAGGAAAAATTTATTTGATACGAGCAAACTTCAAAATGTAACTTTTGGAACTTATTTGGATAAGCCTTGCTTTGTTTATAGTGATAATAAGCAAAATTTTAAATATGCTCCTTATTTTTTTGAAAACACGAAATATACATTAACAATGAAAATGTATCGTGACGAAGCAAATACAAGTGAACACGTTAATATTGTGTTTGAATACACGGATGGAACAACTGATTATCTGGTTTTATATCACAATAAAATAAAATCATATACTTCTAAATCGGGAAAAACATTGTCAAAAATAACTGGAAATTCGGGTTTTAGTCACAAAGCTTACATAGACCTTACAGTAACCCAATTTGAACTTGGCAATACCGCAACAGAATATGAGCCACATATAGAGCCGATAACTTATACACCAAATGCTGACGGTACTGTAGACGGTGTAACAAGCCTTTATCCAAATACAACCCTTATGGCCGATACAGAGGGCGTATTAATTGAATGTGAGTACAACAAGGATATTAACAAATCGTTTGCGGAATTACAGCAGGCAATAATTTCTTTAGGAGGAAATGTATAATGTTTAGTTTTAAGGATTTTGTAAAAAGCGGACTTTTAAAGGCTGTCGGGAAAATGGCGGATTATCAGATTATCTTAAATGCCGCAGGGTGGCTTGAAAAGGGCGTACTTGACGAAGCCGACCTTGCCGAAATCGATGCGTCAATTAACGCTCAATACCCGACCGTGGAGGAAGAGATACCCGACAGCGGGGAATTGACGGAATGACAGAGGCGTTAGTATCCGGTGGGTGTGATGATAACCAACAGCATTGCAGACATTAATCATTTTCACAAACCGAATAATTAGGAGGAATTAAAATGGTAAAATTAAGAAAAGTTGAATGTCCGAGCGACAAGGTAAAAATTAAATGTCCCTATAATATGAGCCCTACCCGCATAGTAATACATAACACAGCAAATGATGCAAGTGCGGACAGGGAAATCAGATATATGCACAACAACGAAAACAAGGTTTCCTTCCACTTTGCGGTGGACGATAAGGAAATTGTGCAGGGAATAGAGCTTAACCGCAACGCATGGCACGCTACAGACGGCGCAAACGGCAAGGGCAACCGAGAGGGTATAGCTATAGAAATTTGCTATTCCAAGTCGGGCGGCGAGCGCTGGCTAAGAGCGGTAGAAAACGCCGCCGAGCTTACGGCAAGGCTCTTAAAGGACTACGGCTGGGGAATTGATAGGGTCACAAAGCACGCCGATTATACCGATAAGCATTGCCCACACAGAATACTTGACGAGTACGGTTGGGATAATTTCCTTAATCTCGTCAAATCAAAAATGGGAGCAGAAGTTCCAAAAACAAATATTAATACAACCGTTTTAGATTGGCAGAAAGCCGCTATGGCAGACGGCTATAAATTACCGAAATACGGTGCAGACGGCAAGTGGGGAGCAGAGTGTGAGAGTGTGGCAAAAGCCGCAATATGCAAACAGCGCCCGACCTACACCAACAAAAACCTTACTAAAATCATTCAAAGAAAGGTCGGAGTAACCGCTGACGGCAAGTATGGTAAGGACACCAAAGCCGCCGTTATAAAATGGCAGAAACTTATGGGATTGGTCGCTGACGGCATAGTTGGTTATAACACTTGGAAGAAAATTTTAGGGGTGTAATTATGAATAGATTTGTTAAATGGCTTAAATTGGTAGGTATTAAAACTGTTAAAACAATGGCTGAAACTGCTATTGCTGTTATCGGCACAAATACGATAGGAATTACCGAAGTTGATTGGCTCGGTGTTCTTTCTGCTGTTGCTCTTTCGGGAGTTGTAACTATTTTGTTTAATATCAAAGAACTACCCGAAAGCGAGGGTGCATAATGGCGGTAACACACGAAGATATAACGGAATTAAAAAAAGTTTTTGATGACCGATATGTAATGATTGAAGATTGCAAGGACACCCAAAAACAAATCAATAATAAGTTTTCCAACGATGATAAGCGAATAGAATTGCTTATAAATCAGCAAAAAATAAATAATTGGTTGACTTTGGCGATTGCAAGTGGTATCATAGCATTAGTCATTAAAGTATTTTTAGGAGGCTAATATTATGGCTCATTCTTGCAACAACTGTGGAGAAACCAAAACACCGTCAACCGTACCCTATCAGGTACTTGCAGACTTTAAGGAAATGCACAAATCAACAGTTAAAAAGTTATGGATTGCTCTTATAATTGCGTGGGTGACGGTTCTTGCTGTTGTAGGTGTATTTACTTATGAGAGGTTGCAATATGATTATGTTGGCGAAGAATTTATTATTGAAGCTGAACAAGACGGCGAAGGTGTA